AGGGACAAGACACGACGTATGCTGAAGCCCCACGGGCCGAAGCTCAGGCGCAGATAAATCTCGCGCACTCTGAGGATTCCGCTCTCAACAAACTGGGTTCGGATGGCATTGATTCAGTGATACAGGCATATCAGGCAGCGGTATCAGGAACCAAGATTCCGGGAGCCGGTACTACCCAGGGTCCGAACCTGACTACCGCGCAGTCAATCGCCCCGGTGATGGCTAAGAGTGGCGTGGCTTCCATGCCGGTCACGAACCCGACTTCTCAACAGTTGCCAGTAGGGTTGAACCTCCCTACTGGGCCAGGCGTGACGAATCAGACGCGCACGATTACCCAGGGAGGTCTAGTCGGAACGTTAGAATCGCTGCTCCACGAGCCTTTGGGAACATCTCGTCAGGACATCACGACGATTCACGGTGAAAAAACTACCAACAAGAAAGTCGCTACTGGTGGTACGCAGATAGCGCCAACTCATTTCAATCCTGGGCAAACAGGGGGGTTGGGAGGCACGTACGCACTTAACGCTGCCGACTGGGCCGAAGCGCAGAAACTCTACCCAGCGGCCAAGAAGTTCACGTCGGCTGGACTAGCCCCGCAGTCAATTCAACTGGGCGCATTTTCTAGTCTGCTTTCTAATGCCTACGACAACAACGGCGGATCGTGGAGTCAAGCCATCTCCGCAATCGCTTCAGGAACCCCATTAGGACAAGCCAAGGGTGCAAATCTCAGTGCATTCGGCGACCAAGTAGCAAGCCAAGTCAATGACCAAATCACAGCCCTCCAGAGTCAGGTGAACAACGACACCGTGACCACCAAAGTCTCCGCTCCCGACGCCACGGCAGAAGCGAACCTCGCTGCGAAGCAGTCTGACCCCACGGGCTACTACGCCGCGGAGTCGGCTAGTTGGGGCGAGGAACTGAACAAGATGCTCTCAGGGACTTCGAGCATGTACAACCAGACCTCGGCTGATACCTTCACTGGTCCAGTGGGGGCTGAAGCGGCAACTGCTTCAGCAACCGCGCCGACCACCGTGGGGGCAGGAGCACCGTAATGGCAATCTCTACTGCTGCGACACAGTTCATCGATGGGGTTCTTAGGGGAATCGGCGCTCCCGTCAATGCGGCGACTGTCCAAGCCTTCACTGACTGGCTGGCCAATGAGCAGGGCGGACCTGATTTAACGTCCTTTGACGCCAATAAAGGAAACCCTCTGGGTATCCAAACCCCCGCAGCGCAGGCCAGTGGAAAAGATGGCAACGTAAACACAGCGATTTCTCTCACGGCAGAAGAACTCAGGAAGAGTTACCCGTCAATCGTGAGTGCGTTCAAGTCCAGTTCCGTCTCAGATATCAACACTCAGGTAGTTGATTCGGCGTGGAACACTGGACAGGCCGGAGGGTCGGGGTACGGGGGTCTCAATAACTTCACCAACGTCGCTTCAGGAAAGAGTGGTGAAGTCGGTGCCGTGAATATCCCCGGCCAGCCAACTGCTCAACCAATCGCTGGTGCGGACGTGAAGAACTTCTACGGCTATGACTTGACTCCTTTCCAGAACTCTCAGGAACTCGGTAAGATGGAACAGACCATCAAGCAGTACGTCGAAGACCCCGGATACAAGGCCCAGATAAACCAGAAGTTAGAGACCGAGTACGGCTACCAGACGAACTGGTGGAAGAACATTCCCGAAGTGAATGCGGTAATGCTCTACGCCGCCGTCCAGTTAGACCCCACGGACGCTGCGAGCCAAAATCAATTCCAGTCCATGCTCGCCCAGACCCAGTGGTGGCAGACGACTACCTCAAACGGAAGATATTGGGATGAGGCGTACGGGACGAACGGATCACCGGGAACCGACCCCGCGCAGGCAAATCAGGCGTTGCAGAACGCGCAGGAGAAAGTCCTCGCAGATGCTAACCAAATCGGCGTAACGCTTACTAAACAGCAACTTGACGCTATCGCATTGACGTACGCGAAGAACAACTACGTCGCCTCAGGGTCTTTCGGTACGGCCTCGGGAACAGCGGCGGAGTGGCTGGACCAAGCGATTGTTGATACCTTGGAGAATATCCAGGGTCAGAACGTCGGGAAAATCCCCACTGACTTCTCCACGCTTGCACCTGGAACGAGTGATTTTTCTTCAATGGCTGCGCCGCAAGGCAACGCCGCGCCCACGGGTTTGACGGGAATTGCCTCACAGCTCTACGCTGGGTTCCAGAACATCGCCCAGCAGTATTTGATGTACAACCCGAACAATCCTTCGGGAAGTCTGTTGACCAATCAGTCATTGATGAATCAGGTGGAGCAAAGCCTTCAGAACTACACTGGTTCAGGCTCATCTTTCGGCTCAAGCAACCTCATAACCGGTGCGGAAGCGGCATTTACTCAACAGATGATTACCCAAGCCAGTGCGATGTATCCCTCGATGGCGGCTTCCATCGCCGCGGGCACGACTCCACAGGCGTACGTCCAGCCATATCAAAGCGTCATATCGAACATGACGGGTATCGACCCGGCCTCAATCAACTTCACCGATCCCCAGTGGAACTGGGTCATCGCCACCCCTGGCGCTAACGGACAGAAAACAGCCCTTACGCTTGACCAAGTGCAGCAGAAGTTAGCGACGACGCCCCAGTTCGACCAGAGCAATAACGCCGCGCAGATGGCTGACTCTGTGACTACGAACCTGTCTAAGAGCTTTGGATTTGGCGGAACTTGATGACGATGCTCGATTCCACGCAGGCTGAAGGACAGCAGATTCAGGCCCAGAACGCTCCTGCGACAACTGCTCCGACAACGACCGTCGCACCTACCACGACTGATACGACAACGACTGACCCAACAGGTGTCACGGGTGTAGATGACACCACTACCTCTCAATCCGCGACAGCAGCGGTAGACGCCTGGGCCACATCTGTTGGCTTAGGTTCGCTTTCAGGTTGGATTAACTCCCAGATTCAGGGCTTGGCCGGTCAGGGGATGGACGCCAGCGACATCGCCACAACTATCGCCACGACCATCAACACCGCTCCCGGCTTCGACCAACTGCTTCCCGGCTACAACCAGCGCATAGCCAACGGCTACACCAACACTGACGCAGACACGGGAGCGGGGATTGCGGGCTACATGGCTTACGTCCAGCAACTCCAAGCCATGGCGGAAACCGCAGGATTGGTTCCGGGGACGCTTACGGCAGCAGACATTGGTAATGCCTGGGCGGGCGACGTATCTACTTCAGAGATGAGTGACCGTATAACGACCGAGTACACGAACGCGATAAACGCCCAGCCCCAGATTCAGGCCGAATTACAGAACTATGGCTACACCCAAGGGCTTTCAACCGGACAATTGGCTTCCTACTACCTCAACCCCGCCAACACGATTAACACCTTGCAGCAGCAGTTCAACTCTGCGGTTGCCGGTGGTGAAGGCGTAACGACGGGATTTGGCGAAATCGGTCAAAGTCAGGCATACGCGTTGCAGGCATTCCTCTCTAACTCTGGACAGAACCAACTCTCACCTGAACAAGCAGCGAACTTCTTCTCCAGTTCCCCCGGTGGGGGCTTGGCCGGTATCGCGACAATGGCCCAGACTGGATTTGAGCAGGCGCAACTTGGCACCGCAGCCAACGGCCCTGGTTCAGTGACCCAAGCCCAACTCATCGCTGCTGGTGAAGGCAACGCTCCCGCGTTGCTCGCTACGCAACGCGCCGCACAAACTCGCGCTGCGCCGTCGGCTGGTGGTGGTGGATTCGCCTCTGACCAAACCGGCGTCGCAGGCGTTGGCTTCGGCACAAGTTAGGGTGCTTGACATAATGACAAGCCTGTGATTTAATTCTCACCAAGCATGTCTGTTGCCTTGGCGTCATAGTTTGACCTAGGTGCGGTGCGATTCCGGCTTGACAATCCATGCCACGTCAAGTTCGCGAGTTGTTCGCATGTGAAGCCATGTTCGGCTATCCCGCGTCGTTACTCCGACGATGGCGCGTACCCAAAGGAGAATTTGAAATGTCAGATCAGAACGAAGAACAACTATCACCAGAAGAACAGCAACTGTCCCCTTCAATCCAGGCTCAACTTCGTCAAGGGCGCAAGGCCGCCAGAGACTTAGAAGCCGCCACTTTGCTCAATGCGAAGCGGGAGAAGATGGACGCAGTTGTCGCAGCAGGAGTTCCGAATCACCCCGCACGAGAAGTTGTCTTTGAGAATTACGACGGTCCAATGGACGCCGAGAACATCAAGGCGTACGCCGAGAAGTACGGGATCGTCGCAGTGACACAGCAGGACCAAGGCCCTTCGGCTGAGGAAATCGCTGCTCAGAGGCAGATTCTTAATGCAGGTGGTGGAGCGCCAGCCGCATCAGGTGATGTTGACCTCGCAATAGCCATGAGAAACGCCAAGTCCAAATCGGAGTTGATGGGAATCATTGGTGAAGTCGTAGGTCAGCCGGGTTTCAAGAACCGGGATGGTCTCGTTGGAGTCTGGCCCGAACCGATTTAATTCGGGGCTAGGAGGCCCTTAATACATGGCATATACCACCACCGGGACAGTTGACTACGTACAGACTGCGTACGACATGCTGGCCTACTACGCCCTTCGACCGGAGTTGTACTTCGACCAAGTGGCGGACATCAAGCCCACCAACCAGTCAATGGCCGGTTCTAGCGTTGTCTTTAACGTCCAGAACGACCTTGCGCTGGCAACGACCTCGCTCAATGAGTCAACCGACATCACGCCGGTAGCCCTCACCTCCAGCCAAGTCACCCTAACTTTGGCTGAGTATGGTGGTGGCACCATCACCACGGCTGACGTACGCGCACAGTCCTTCGTCTCCATTGACGAAGTACAGGCCAACGCCGTTGGTTACTGGGCCGGACGAACCGTTGACGAAGTGGCGAAGATTCAGCTCCAGGGCGGTTCGAACGTCAACTACTCCGCTGGTCCTGGCGTCACTGCTGGAACGGCGGGACAACCGCCTACGGCGAGAAACCAGATCACCCCACTGGACACGATGCGTGCCTACGACATCCGCTACAACGTGGCTGCCCTGAAGCGCAACAACGTCCCTGGATACGGTGGTTATTACCTCACCTTCATCCACCCGGACGTGTCCTTCGACCTCTGGCAAGAGTCGGGCAACCAGGCCCTCATCGCCCCGCACATCTACTCGGCTCCCGAGGAAGTGTTCCGTGGAGAAATCGGTGCCTTCGCTGGTGCGAGGTTCATCGAGACCCCCA